CACAGCGCTTGCTGAGTTGAAGCCTGACTTGACTCAGATGTCTTTGCCGAACTTTCTTTATGAGTTCGATCAGCTAAAGGATCTGGTTCCAGCCTGGAAGACTGCGATACATACAGTGCGAGCTGCTACGAAATACTATTGGGCAAAGTTTCAAGACCCTAACGTAGTCGTTAGGGGCCTGGCAAATAAGCACCTTGCTTATAAGTTTGGCATCGCACCTTTATTGGGCGATCTCGAGAGCACCCTTGGTATTCTTACTTCCACCCGGAAGGAGATAGCACTGTGGCGGAAAGCCTCTGGTACTATGTTCCATAGGAGCAAGACCATGCTGACGTCTGAACACAAAGTATCGGGCACCTCCACTTATTCGTCTGAAATTCAGACAACGTGGAGTGGTACATTGAAACGTACCGTGACAGCTCATATAGTCTACCGTGCTTTGCCGATTGTGGCAATCAACGAACTAGATATATGGATCCGGGGCTATTTAGATGCCTTCGGAGTTGAGCTCAATCCGGCGCTAATTTACGACGCTATTCGTTTCTCCTTTGTACTCGACTGGTTTACGTCGGTAGGAGACTTCGTTAAGCGGTTCAAAATCGATGCGCTGGAATTGCCGATAGGTATGGTAGATTCATATCTACAATACAAAGAAGAGGTTACTATCGAGAGCAGTACACAAATTTGCTACGGACGTAGCGACTTTGCACCATGGCCTCGTAGCGGTGGGTGGGTAACTAAAGAGACGACGTTCCAACGAATGCCGATCTTTCCAGGTAGCGACACTTTTCAGTCACTTCATTGGAAGACCCCAACCATTAACCAAGCGATCCTTGGGATTAGTCTTGGTGCCGTTCTAGGTGTCAAGCGCTAATTGCGCTATACCACCTAGTGTTCAGTTGCCGTCCTTCTAACCGAAGGAGTCATATGAACAGACAATTAACGATAAGCGGGCTAGTTTTAGCAGCGCTGGTACTCGGGAGCATTCTAGTGTTCACCTTTATTATGGTGACCAGGAAACCCACTCATGAAGTGCGGCCCTGGAATCCTACTGAAGAAACACGAAAAGCTGTCGATCCATACAATGTGCCGGCCCAATGAAGGTAAAAGAACAGGTAATAGACCTGATTATAACGACATTGGCAACAACACTCTTTTCTATCCTCAAGAATATGAGGAAGAAGAAGTATGGAACAAAAGATGGTGGTAACATCGTCAAACAAAATACGCCCTAGTTTTTGGGCATTTATTCCCTTTTGGGAAGGAGCAACCAGAGATGATTGCAGACTCACTCTCTCTTTCGAAAGACTCTGCGACGGACGTTGACACAAACTTAACCGTTTATGTCAAACGTTATGCGGACTCCGGGCGATCTGAATACTCAGTGGCCGGGCTTACTATCCCGATTGCCAAGAGATTCAAGGTGTCTCACGACATCGGAAAGGGCGGTGAGGAAAGGCATTTAGTTAGTATCAGCCGAACTGAGGTTGATACGGCGCTTGTGCCTGCGACATTGTCAGTTAATCTGACGATTGTTCGCCCACCTAGCACCGCGATTACAGCGGCCATCATCCTTGAGGAGGTCAATAAACTAATTGACTTTCTTATCGAAGGTGGGACAAACGCAAATGTGACCGCAGTGTTGAACAGCGAAGTCTAACGACTCGAAGCTGTCAACGAATAATAGCGGCCCTCCAGTGTGCGAATGTGTCATATTTGAGGGATTGTGCCAGTGGTTATCTAGCTAGTCATGCCTTGGAGATATCCCTTATGGGTAATCTGAAAAGCCTGCACCTATTCTGGGTGTACCTAGCGAAGAACCACCGCTATGCGGAATACGTGACTGAGCGTGATATTGAAACGTTCAACACACGAGCCGTCAATGAGGGTTTGTCTTTTCTAACGACCACTCTTCCCCTTTTGGGGAAGTCGATCGATCGATTTCACTCTACAACAGAGTGGAACCCACCCGCACAGTTTGAGCTAGATACCAGGATAGGTAAAGAGCACTCAGCTCTCCTCCCTGGATCGACTCAGACGATTTTAGTGGTTGGAGCCATTCCTCTATTTTTAGGGAAGGCCTTTCGAGCAGCGTTGGAGGGAGATTCTCTCGCCGTAGATTGCATACGACAATTATCGTATGTTTTCTATAAATTGGACGTTCCCCATGATTCTCTATTAGTTGAGCAGATGTCTGATCAGTTTATTAAAACTGATTCAGAACTGCCCTTAGAATTTGACCTAGGGGATAAAAATCTCCGGGATCATCTTTCTAGCATGAAGCGTCTTATCTCCAGGATTCTTTGTAACCTGAATCCTTTAGATATTCGCCCATGTCACGGGAGCGGTGCAACCGCTTGCCGAACTAAGAATCAGGATAAGTGGCACACCCTTAGATATTTCTCTAAGCTTGATGCCGTTTATTCGTACCCTGAGTATTTCTTTTTTAGTATGACTCATCTTTTGGATGAGTACGAAAGACTAGAGAGCTCGGAGGTAGGGGTCCCTAGAGCACGTGTTGTATTCGTGCCTAAGGATTCAAGAGGCCCAAGGGTGATTTCATGTGAACCCGCTGAATTACTTTTCATTCAGCAAGGTCTAATGAGATCTCTATATAGGCATCTTGAGAACCATTATCTTACCACTGGTCAGATTAATTTCTCTGACCAGACTATCAACCGTAATCTAGCCCGCCGGGGATCTCTCGGCGAAGACTTTGTTACGATTGACTTAAATGAAGCGTCA